TCGGAGTTATTAAATATAGACACTGTAACAAAGAAAAATTGGATTATTTGGGAAGATATTTTATATACTAGAATCACAAAAGTAAAAATGTTAGACGATTATAATGGTAAAGTATATGATTTAAAAATCAAAGAAAACAGTGAGGACCCTTCATATACTTTAACAAGTTGTTTAGTGCATAATGGTGGAAAAAGAAGAGGTTCCTTTGCGATTTATCTTGAACCATGGCATTCAGACGTGTTTGAGTTTATTGAACTAAGAAAAAATCATGGAAAAGAAGAACTAAGGGCTAGAGATTTATTTTTAGCCATGTGGGTTCCTGATTTATTTATGAAGAGAGTAGAACAAGATTTAGATTGGTCTCTTTTTTCACCAGATGAAGCACCTGGATTATCTGACGTATACGATGACCCATATAAATTTACTCAAGATTTTACTGAATTATATGAAAAATATGAAAGTGAAGGTAAAGCAAGAAAAGTCGTAAAGGCTAGAAAATTAATGGACGCCATTTTAACTGCACAAATTGAAACGGGCACCCCATATATGTTATATAAAGATGCTGCCAATTATAAATCTAACCAAAAAAACTTAGGCACAATTAAATCTTCAAACTTGTGTATAACTGGTGACCAAAGAGTTGTAACCACAAAAGGATATTTAACAACAAAAGAACTTTATGAAATAGATGAAGAATTGGAACTTTTTAATAATTCCGAAATTGTTAAATCATCTAAAATGATTAAACGTGGTGAAAATGAAGATGTTTATAAAATAACATTAGAAAATGGTATGGAACATAAAGTAACACCATATCATGGTATACCTATAATTGATTCAAGAAACAACATAACTCGTGTTGAATGTAAAAATTTAAAAATAGGAGATAAGATACCAATTCAAACAAAAAAAGGATTATTTGGGGACGTTGATATGATTGAAGAGGCCTTTTTACTTGGTTTATACCAATCAGATGGAACACAATCACTTAACACTCTTTATTTTGATATATGGGAAAATGATTTTGATTTAATAGATGAAATAGAGAAATCGGTTTCTAATCTTTATGAAAAATATAATTATACTCCAAGATATTCAAATAAAGGAGGTAAATTTATTGATTGTGAAGTTAAATTTTCGGCAGTTAAAAAGAAAAGATTAACATCAGAGTTTTTTAAAAAAGATTTAAAATTTGAAAAGGGATATATCCCAAATTGGATTTGGTCGTCAAATGAAAAAACACAATGGAGTTACTTAAGAGGTTTATTATATGCTGATGGTACTGCACATATTAGTAATAACAAAGGAAACCCTATACAGATATCATATGTGGATATTAATATTGATTTTTTAAAAGAATTACAAATTTTATTTAATAATTTAGGATTACAAACATCAATTAGATTATTGAGAAAATCATCATATAATTTATTACCAGATGGTAAAGGTGGGAAAAAACACTTTAAAACTAAAGATTGTTTTAGGTTAATTATCGGCAATAAAAATGATGCTATTGTTTTAAATAAGGAAACGGGTTTTTTGGATAGAAAAGGTATTAAATTAGAAAATAAAACGTATAGAAATAACACAAAAAAAGGTTATAAAGTCATTTCAATTGACTATATAGGAAAAGAAGATGTTTATTGTCCAACAATTTATAACGATGAACACATTTTTATTTCACAAGGATTAAAAACATTTAATTGTAGTGAAATAATAGAATATTCAAGTCCTGAAGAACAGGCGGTTTGTAATTTGGCATCTATCGCGTTACCGAAATATATAATTAATAAAGAGTTTAGTCACGAGTTACTTTATGAATACGTGTACCAAGTAGTAAAGAATTTAAATAATGTTATTGATTTAAATTTTTATCCAACAGAGGAAACAAAACTTTCAAATATGAGACATAGACCCGTTGGTTTAGGTATTCAAGGATTGGCTGATGTTTTTTGCATATTAAAATTACCATTTGAAAGTGAAGAGGCCGATAAACTACAAGTTGAAATATTTGAGACCATATATTTTGCGGCTTTGTCATCATCAAAAGACTTATCAAAAGAAAACGGACCTTATTCATCTTACGAAGGTTCACCAATATCTCAAGGTATATTTCAGTATGAACTTTGGGGTAAAAAAGACGAGGACAATAGTGGTAGATGGGATTGGAAATCTTTAAGAAAAGAGATTGTTAAATTTGGTGTAAGGAATTCATTATTAGTTGCACCTATGCCAACAGCGTCTACCGCCCAAATACTCGGTAACAACGAAGCGTTTGAACCTTTCACATCTAACTTATATTCAAGAAGAACGTTGGGTGGTGAGTTCATTGTAATTAACAAACATTTGGTTAATGAATTATTGGAAAGAGGATTATGGTCTGATGACATAAAGAAAAAATTAATAATGGAGAATGGTTCAGTTCAAAATATCCCCGAAATCCCTGTTGATGTAAAAGAAGTTTACAAGACTGTTTGGGAGATGTCACAGAAAAGAATTTTAACGATGGCGGCAAATAGGTCGGTTTATATCGACCAATCTCAATCTTTGAATTTGTTTATTGATAATGCGAGTAAAACAAAAGTCATGGCGGCACATCTATACGGATGGAAACTTGGGCTGAAAACGGGAATGTATTATCTTAGAACCAAAGCGGCGGTTGACCCAATTAAAGGGTTAGGTGTTGATACCTCATCATCTAAACCAAATATTGAGAAAAATACAACCATTGTTAAAGAACAAAATTTAACAACTAATTATGTTGAAGAAACGGTTTTATCTATTAAACCAAGTGATTCACCATTTGAATGTGAGGGTTGTGGTTCATAATTTAATCATTTATCGTTTTACATTAAAGTCCCATCTTTTGATGGGATTTTTTTTTGATGTATTTATAGAAAATGAATAAGATAAAATTTTCTCACGAACACACAGATTCTTATTATGGTCAAAATAATTATACTTTATATGTATACGAAGATGACATTGAAAACCCAAAAGGATTAAATGAAAAAAATGTATTAGGAATGGTTGAATATGTTATTTATGAAAATGAAATAACTGTTAGTGATATATTAGTAAAAAAAGACAGAAGGAGAGAAGGATTTGGTTCAATGTTGATAAAAAAAATGAAGAGTTTACATCCCGATTCAGAATATAAACCGTCATTAAAAACAGATTTAGGTTCAAAATTCATACATAAAGATATTGAGATAGAAGAAGAAACAAACAAAATAAAAAATCTAATTAATAGATTATAATATTTATTACTATGGCGGTAACATATGGTATTGATTTTCCATTCAGAACAAGTTTAAAAGGTGATTTTTTAATTATGACAGAAACTCCTGAAAGGGAAATTCGTGCTAATTTAATTCATCTTTTATTAACAAGAAAAGGTAGTAGATATTATTTACCTGATTTTGGAACAAGATTATACGAATTCATTTTCGAACCAAATGATGCGGTAACGTGGGGACAAATTGAAGATGAAATAAGAACATCAATTAAATTGTATATCCCTAATTTAGAAATAAAATCTATAAGAGTAACCGCCGCAGACCAAGATGAAGAAGAACCTACCAGTCCTCAAGAAGACGAAGATTCTAGATTATTTAGGGTTTCGGATTTTTCAACTAAACCATATACCGCTAAAGTTAGGGTGGATTATGATATTAATAACGAACCGTTTGTTTCATCTGACTTTATAATTATAAACATTTAATATGAGTAAAAAAATATCATACGCTGTCAGAGATTTTTCAGGTTTAAGACAAGAATTGGTTAATTTAACCAGAGAATACTATCCTGATTTAATAAAAAACACAAACGACGCATCTATCTTTTCGGTATTATTGGATTTAAATGCCGCGGTTGCGGATAATTTACATTTTCACATTGATAGGGTTTGGCAGGAAACAATTTTAGATTTTGCACAACAAAGAACGTCATTATACCATATCGCTAAAACCTATGGGTTAAAAATACCTGGAAATAGACCTTCCGTTGCGTTATGTGATTTTACAATACAAGTACCTGTTAGGGGAGATAAAGAAGACACTAGATATTTAGGTACAATTAAAACGGGAGCACAAGTATCTGGCGGAGGGCAAGTATTTGAAACAATTGAAGATATTGATTTTTCCAACCCATTTAATAATAGAGGGGAACCTAATAGATTAAAAATACCAAATTTTGATGGTAATAACAGATTAATATCATATTCAATTGTCAAAAGAGAGGCCGTTATTAATGGTGTAACAAGAATATATAGAAGAGTAATAACAGAATTAGACCAAAAACCTTTTTTAAAATTATATTTACCCGAACAAAATGTTTTAGGTGTGTCTTCAGTAATTCATAAAGAAGGTGTAAGTTTCACAAACAACCCAACTGATTCTGAATTTTTGGTTTCAACAAATAAATGGTACGAGGTAAAAACTTTAATGCAAGATAAGGTTTTTATTCCTGACCCAACAAGAGCATCGGATTCTGATAATTTTATTTCAGGAACATATCTTTCGGTATCAAATAAATTTATAACAGAATATACACCTGAAAATTATTTTTCAATAACATTTGGTTCGGGGAATGTAAATCCAATGGATAATTTGGATAATTATAATACTGGTAATTTAAAAGTAAATTTAGGTGTTTATCTTAACAACACCTCTTTAGGTGCATTACCTAAACCAAATACAACATTGTTTGTAAAATATAGAATCGGTGGGGGTAGAGACAGTAATTTAGGTATCAATATTATAACTAGTGTTGATGATGTTGATTTTGTTTTAAATGGGCCAAATGCAACCACAAACACCCAAGTTCAAAATTCATTAACGGTGACAAATATAACACCCGCAGTTGGTGGTGCAGACCAACCAACAATTGAAGAAATTAGAAATTTAATATCTTACAATTTTGCAGCACAAAATAGAGCGGTCACATTAAACGATTATAAATCAATGATTGAGACAATGCCAGCAACATATGGTGCACCGGCAAAGGTAAATGTAATGGAAGAAGATAATAAAATAAAAGTTAAATTATTGTCATATGACGAAAACGGTAATTTAATTGATACTGTATCATCAACCTTAAAAAATAATATCATAACTTATTTATCCGAATATAGGATGATAAATGATTTTTTAGAAATTGAAAGTGGTGAAGTTGTTGATTTTTCTTTAGAATTGGATATTGTGGTAGACAAAAATGGAAATCAAACAGAAATAGTTAGAACGGTTATTGAAGATGTTGTTAATTATTTTTCAATTGATAAAAGAAAAATGGGTGACCCCCTTTTTGTTGGTGATTTGTATAGAATAATCGGAGAAGTTGCGGGTGTTGTAAATGCTGTCGATGTGAGAGTATTCAATAATATTGGTGGAGAATATTCATCATCAGAAGTTGCCCAAAGTTATGTTAATGATTCAACAAAAGAAATTTTACAATCAGACATGACAATTTATATGAAATCCAATCAAATATATCAAATTAGGTTTCCTGAAAAAGATATTAAAGTTAGAGTTAAATCTTTAGGAACAACCACATTTTAAATTGGATTTATTTTAAATAGAAAATTGTTTATTTTCTATTTATATAGAAATGCAAAAACATAGAATTTCAACAAATGTAGGAAGAGACCAAAAGGTTGTCGTTGAATTAAAAAACGATTTCGACCTTTTAGAGATATTATCTCTTAAATTTACCCAAACAGAAGCGTATACGTCTATGTGCTCTGATTATGGGGTTGTATGTGGTAGAATATTTGTAAACAATGGATTTGGTGTCCCAAATGCAAGAGTTTCTATTTTTATTCCTGTTTCTGATGAAGATAGTAATGACCCAGTAATATCTGCTTTGTATCCATATACAACCGTAAACGATAGAGATGAAAATGGTTATAGATATAATTTATTACCAAAAAGAAAACAACACGGTGGTCATGAACCAACAGGTACGTTTCCTGACCAATTGGACATACTAACAAGAGAAGAAGTTTTAGAAGTGTATGAAAAATATTATAAGTACACCGTAAAAACAAACAATGCTGGTGATTTTATGATATGGGGAGTACCTGTTGGTACCCAAACTATACATGTTGATGTTGATTTGTCCGACATTGGTTGTTTTTCATTAAGACCGGATGATTTTATAAGACAAGGTAAAGGGGTTGATAATTTTAAAAATACATATTCATTTAAATCTTCTGAAGATTTAGATTCATTACCTCAAATCATATCGTTCAATCAAACCATCGAAGTATATCCTTTTTGGGGTAATGAAGACTTATGTGAGATTGGAATAACTAGAACCGACTTTGATTTATCGAGTCAAGGAGTTAAAGTTGAACCAAAAGCATATTTAATTGGGTCAATATATTCAGACCAAGGAAAAAATACTTTAAACAAAAATTGTAGACCAAGGAGTGCGATGGGTAGAAAGTGTGATTTAACAACTTTTGCCGCGGAAATTGAAATGATAAGATTTACATCATCAAAGGATTCATTAGGTCGACCAATTTTAGAAACTTATCAAATTGAAGAGGATGTAGATGATGACGGTTCATTTGTAGTACCGCTACCAATGAATATGGAATATCAATATACAAATGAATTTGGTGAAACAGAAATTACAAATGACCCAAATAAAGGTATACCAACATCTGCATGTTATAGATTTAGAATTTCGGGAAAAAACAATGAATTAGGTAGAGTTAGATTTGTTGGTAGTTATTTGTTACCAAACATACGAGAATATAATTCCGATATTGACGGTTCTTATGCTTTTTCTTTGGATTGGAATGATTACCCTTCGCCGGCCGTTAGTTCTACGGTAATATTTAATCAAGTTTACGGTAGTTATTTTCCTGAAGATTATTTTTTTAGATTTACATATAATAAGGTATATACTGTTAGTTCATACATTGGAAGTCATTTTAAAGGAGGAAAGGACAATTACATCGGGATAAAAGATATATCCCCTAAAGAAGAAGAGGATTGTGAATCAAGTATAGTAACCCCTCCAATTAATTACGGATGGAGACGATTTAGTTTTCCTATATTATTAGCAGTAGTAATTAGTGTATTTGAAAGAATAATATATACCGCCTTTATTGGGGCCCTACAAATATTGATAATACCATTTCAATTTCTTTTTAATATACGAATTTA